TTGGTTCTGCCGTGCCTCGCAGGTCCAGCAATTGAAAAAGTGGATCTGTGCGCCGCTGGTGGGCTTATTGACGATGCTCGGCGGCGGTCCAGCCGCGTAGTTGAGCGTTTGCTGAATGAGCAGCCCCACGATGGAGACGTAACTAACCGGCCCGCTTACGTAAATGGAGTCGCCAAAGTCGCCGGTTCGGTTGATCGTGACGCCTAGCGGAGTCTCCGCCCGCAGCCGAATATTCGAGCAAGGGATCGTAATGGTGGAGCCGAGCGTGTATGTCCCGTTGGGAATCACGATTGTACCGCCCGCAGGGGAAGCCGCGCACGCAGCGGTTATCGCCTCTTGGGTGCCAAACGTGGTCGAACTGGGGTTCAGCGAGAGATAGTAATCCGTCGAATAGACGGTGTTCCCAAAGACCCACTGCTCGAGCGCTTCCACCTCTTTTCGTGTGGCGTTGTGGTGCCACGCGTCGATATAGGCCGAAACGGTGGATGTAGGCGCGTGAGACGCTGCGCTAGAGCCATCCACGCCGCGCCCGTCCACGTTGGGGCACGAGCTTTTCCCAATAGTGACCGTCAGCCCGACAACCGCGCAGGTCCAGACCCGCTCATTCTCAATCGAGAGAATCATGTTAGCGGTGATGCCCGTAGCGCTGGCGACGGTCATCGTGGTTGCCGTGGAGCCGATACCATAGGTCAGCGTCGTCTGGATGCCGTTGGCTGCTACGACCAGTTGGTTATCCGTGGCCACTGCGCCGGGGAATATCGCCGTCTGCGCGAACGCACCAAGCGCACAGAGGAACAGCCCCAGGATTTGTTTGATTAATTGCACACCGATACCCCGTTTAGTCTCTTCGCAAAAGCGCCCGTTCCAGAACCCGCGCAGGGGTTCGCAATCGTGCAATCGTCGCAATAAACGATGGAGCCATTTGTCGTGGGAAGACTCGCGAAATGGACAGCCGGAAGCGTCATCACACCGGTCGGCGAGATATCAAGCGCCTTCACGGACCCGTTGGCCAGTTGGAAATTTGTACCGTTTCCGTTGAATGCTCCGATGCCGGCCGCCCAGGTGGTGCCGCTGTTAACCATCGTGATTCCCGCGTACACGTTGCCCGTTGAGCGGATGTTCATCACGGTTGCCGCAGATCCGTTCGCAATGTGCAACGTAGACGATGCCGACGAGCAATTGACACACAACCGAGAGTTCGCCGTGTCCCACTTCAGCAGCGTTCCGGATTGCGTCAGATAGCCTGTGGTCGTATCGACGTAGGGAATCGCGCCAGCCGTGGTCAACGCGCTGCCGCCAAAGACTGCCGTGACGCCCGCAATGTCGCGCAGCGTGATTCCAGTGTTGAGGCGTATTCCTGTGTTGTCCCACCGCCATACTTCCGTGGGAGTGTAGAGGCTACCCGGAGTCAGGCCGGTATTGGCCACGCCCACGCCGACGCCATCAAACAGCGTCAGCCCGCTAGTCGTGGCGCTCTTGGCCGTATGAACGGAGCCGCCGAAGTAGGAGCCTGCCGCGATGTACGCTTGACTCGGAGCCGCGCCCATGAGGTACAGCCCTCCGTCTACGTCCGTGGCATTCAGACGAATCTGAGAACCCGCTCCGATGCCCTGAATGAAACCTTGATAATCGGTGGGTTGTGAGCCGCCTAGCGGGGTCAGGAACATCCGCCGTGAGGTCCACATGGGGTTTACGATGTTGAACGTTGTGCCACCCTCGTTGCCCCACTTGAGCGCCTTATTCCCAGAGTCATCAATGTTCGTGGTGTACCCGGTGAAGCGATTTCCACTGATGTAGGCGTTCGTGGGGTTGGTGACCAGAATGCCTGTCGTGGTCGCACCCTCAACCCAGAAGGTGTTATGCGCGATGGTATTATCCGTGCCGCTCGAAAACCGGATATCGCAGGCGCAAGCCCCGGAGTATGTTCCGTTGCCGTGCAGCTTATTCCCGACGATGGTGTTATTGGTGCCCTGGAGCCCGCTAGACTGCGTAATGAAGATGCCGGAGCCGCCCATGCCCGTAATGTCATTGCCGATAATGCTGGAGCCCTGCCCCGCAACGAGAATGCCGTGAGCGCCGTAGGCGTTATCCCCGTGAATATCGTTCCCGCTGATGATGTTGTTGTTGGTGTATGTGCCGTTCGATGAGTCGCTGATGCCGTACACCCGGCAGTCAAACAGGTGGTTGTTCGTGACGCTGGTTTGCACGAACGGCCCCTCAAGGCAGTAATTGCCCGCGTGCTCTACGATGTTCCCGCTAACGACCGAATTGACGCCGTTGGTGTACGGAGGCCCGCCCGTGCCGCTGTAGTTCAACTGGATACCCGAGAACCGCGCCGTATCCACGTGATTGTTCAGAATACGGACGTTGTTCGGCTTAGTGCCGAACTCCCCGGCAACGTAGAGGTTTTCCGACGCCATGCCATAGGAATGAATTCGCTCGATTATGATGTTGCTGGCCTGGACAGTCGGGGATGAAACCACCGCTATAACGCGCTGTCCGCTCTGGTAGACGCCATCAAGGATCGTCTGTGAGCCACGGACGTAGAAGTCATGGAAGTAGAGATTCGTTGCACCGATGAACTGGAATAGCCCACCGTCCGGCATTTTCGCGGGGTCTGCCGACGTGAAGTTCGTATTGACGGCTACCGGAAAGACCGTGGCGTCCCCATTGCCGTAGATCTCCACGTTGTTGCAGGCGTTGATCGTTCCTACGATCCCATGCGATGTTGCGCTGATCTTGTAGGTGCCCGATGGGAAGTAGAGTTTCCCGCCCGTCGCGCAAATGGCTGTAACAGCGGCCTGAATGGCCACGGTGTCATCGGTCGTGCCGTTACCAGTCGCGCCGAAGTCCTTGACGCTAATGTTTTCGTAGTGCAGTTTCGTTTCAAGGGCAATGATTTCGGCCTTAGTGGCGTTATGGTGCCACGCATCGATGTAAAAGTAAGCCGCCGCCCCGGCCCGATGTGCCGCCGCCGTTGAACCGTCAAACCCGCGTCCGTCAATATTTGGACACGATGACTTCCCGACGCTGATCGTCACGTAATTGACGTCACAGACCCACATGCGCTCGTTATCAATCGAAACGATGCTGTTGACTACGATCCCATCCGCATTGGCCACAGTAAACGAGGTATCCGCAGTGCCGATACCCCACGTAGAAGTGGTCTGGATGCGATTTATTGCCGTCGCAAGCTGCGAATCGCCAACAATCGCCCCCGGAAAGACCGCCGTCTGGGCGAACGCACTACAGGCCAGGAGTAAAAGACCGATTACCCTCATGCCGCTTGCTGACCCATCCCGAAAATGGCGGCGTTCTTGGCGATAATGGCGTCTTTGCTGCTCTTCGCCATCGCCGCAATCGAAGCTAGCCGGTTATCAGTCGTTCGCGTGCCGTATTGCGGATACAAGAGCAGCGCCAGATTCGATTGAATGGCGTTCTCGTAGCCCGGAGGCATACTAATCACGTCGCTGACCGCCGAAAATGCGGTGAGCGCGGCCCAGTAGTCAAGCAGGAGATTCCCGCCCGCTGACGGGGTGGGCCACACCTTGATATTGATCGACGGGTAGGCGTTATCCGCCGCCACAACAGACGGTAGAATCGCTGTGGTGCTCTGGCCGTCGTTTACCTGCGCCTCGAACTGATCAAAGCTCAGCAGCTTGCACGGTGAGCGGAAATTGCCGGAAACGCCCGCCGCGCCCGTGATCCGAACAGGATCAGCAGTGGATACCATCGAACCAGCCGTACCGACCGTATACGTCGCCAGTGCCGCTGTCAGCGCAAACGACTGGTGGTAGACCTTATACACCATCGCCTGCTCGTTCGACCACGTGGCCAACATCTGGTTCAGGCGCATGAAAGCGTCCGTCTGCTCAGCGGTCGTAATCGTTTCGGCAGGAGCGATGGCGTTTAGATCGAGCATCGCCTCTGTGATGAGGTCGGCAACGGTGTTCGCCATTAGTCCTCCATGTCGGCGGGGTCAGTGTCGCGAGCTTTCGGGGGGCGCCCGGGGCCGCGCTTGATCGGAGGCGCTTCCAACTGGGCGACACGCTCCTCAAGAGACTGCAGGCGGTCAATCAGTTCTTGGATCACGTCAGCAGTGCTCGGCTCTGGCTTCTTCGGAAAAGGCGCGAGGCCCCAACCCTGCTCGCGGGCTGCGTTGCACTGGGCTAGCGTGTCAACTCGCTGCGTGTTGCCGTTCGGGTGATGAATGATTCTTGGGAAGTCCATAGGTCCTGAAAAGAGGGGCGAGAGGAGCCCGCCCCGTAGGTTCGGAGGGTTGGAGGAAGAAACGGCCTAGACGCCCGTCGAGAAATGGACCAGAATTCCGGGGCTGTTCGTCACAGTCGCGGAAGTGGCCGTATTCAGCAGGGCGACGGAAAAGAGCAACTGTTTGTCACTGTCGAGCGGAATCGCGCTCGCGGGAGTGAATTTCATGGAGTAGAACGCGCCAGCGGTAGTCGTCGCGACGTTCGCGGAGGCCACGGCGGGCGTAATGGTCAGGGAGCCACTGTCGGCGCGTACGGGCGTCACAGTGGAAGCGGTTTCCGAGGCTCCAGCGGCGGGGTAGGTGATGGTCGAAAACACTACCTGGGAATTGATCGTTCCCGCAGAGAGTGATGCGACCTGCGTACCGAGGCCCGTAGTCTGAACCCCGTACATGAACGTCACGTCTTCGATGACTACCGACCTCCCAACGATTAGGCGAGACGGCAGGGTGATCGTGCAGACGTACGTGTGAGTGTTGGTTCCGGAGTTGCTGGTCTGCGCCTGAACGACGGGCAGAACAGAAGCGCCGGAAGTGGTGTAGCCGTTGGTTCCGGTCGAGTTGCCGGATACCGAAGAGTTGCAAGCCGTAGCCGGGAGGAACTCGTACCCGCTCTTAATGACCCAACGGCCACCAGAGCAAGTGAAGATGTTCCCGGTTACGGTGTTGATCGTCGGGGTAGCGAGTTGGTTCGAGGCCGTGCAAGCGCCGGAGCGGTCATACGAACTGAAAAAGTTCACCTGCCCCGCGTACACGGTCGCACCGCTCAAGTGAAGAGTGGCGCGAGTGCCAGCCGAGCCGCGATCAACGCTGATAACAGTACCGTTAATCGCACGCACGACCATGAATTCGCGGTCTACGTAGAGGCCCCACTTGTTGACTACCAGACCGGTAGCGCTGGACACGGTAACCGTGGTCGCAGTGGCATCGGTCACAGCAGCCGAAAGGGTGATTTGGGTGAGTGCGGTTTGGCCGAAGGACAGAGCCGCAAAAACGAACAGAATAGCCGCCAAAGAGAGGATTCGCTTGTAGTTTTGCATGGTGATTTCTCCTGTTTCCTGGTCTCGCCTACGCAAGCGAAAGGACCCGCACGGCGGAATACTCGTTGTAGAGGTTGCCGAACCCGCAGAGCACGTCGAAGCGGTTGACCATCTTCGACTGCACCGGGTCAAACATGCGAACGAAGCGCACAGAAAGCCCCGTCGCAGGGTCACGAGAGAGGCTGGTGATTTCGGTAGCCTTCGGCTTTTCGAGAGCCACACCGACCAGCGCGTAAGCATCGCCCGACAGCGCGATACCGTTAACGCCAACTTTGCCGCTGGGTGTGCCAGTGCCAGGGAACAACGTCAGAGTAGCGCCCGCGAGAGGCAGCGCGTCCACGTTCTGATACTGGTTACCGGGGCCACGGAACACGCCAGCGGCATCGTCGCCAGCGGAGACATAGAGCACGTCAGCGCCGCCGCCAGCGGCCGTCAGGTCCTGAGTGACCACGAAGGTCTTAGCGCGGCCATTAGTGCGCCGGTTGACCGGGTTGACGTAGTTGACCGAGCCAATGCTGATCACATCGCCAACCTTGAAGGTGTCCCCCGCGGTTGCCGTGATGGTCAGCGAGGTAGCACCATCGGCCACGTTGCTGGTAACAGTCACCGCACCGGCCCAAGTGCCCGCCGTGTGGGTGTACAGGTTGTTGCTGGAGTACCAGTCGAACCCGGCTGCCCGCCCCATCGATCCCTCTTTGTACTGCTTGGAGATCGCATCGGTGGGATTGAAGTAGGTCACACCAGCGGCGACGGCGTTCTCTTCCATCGTTGGGCTGATGATCATCCCGCGATTTCCGGGGGGCGCCGACTGCTCGTTCATGATCGTGCGAGCACGACGGTACGGGCTGAAGTCGGTGGGTGTGGTGCCCAGAACGCCGCTGATGTTGGCAGTATGTTGGTAGGCCCACTGAGAGCAGCGGGAGTCCAACTCGTTGGCAATCTGATTCATTGCCGGTTCGATGTACTCGCGCTTGATGGCTTCCTCGCCGCGCTCCTGTTTCAGAGCCGCCTCGGCGGAATCCCATTCAAAGTCAACACCGAAGATCTGATCGCAAGCAACCGTGGTGTAATTCCGGCTGATGGGTTGTGGAGAATATCCCAGGCCATTTCGGATCAAGAACCGCTGCGGCATCTTGACACGAACAGTTTCACCGACCGCAAAGGCTTTAGTGAACTCTTTGTTGTAGTCGGTGTTGAAGAAGGGCGCGACCTGGGATTTGTTGATGAGCATCCGAAGGGATTCCATCGTGATCCAGTCCGCAAATGCGTAAAGATTGGCCACTTGTCATCGCTTTATGTCTCGGCTATCCGCGAGTTGCTTGTATCTCGCAAAATTGCCGGCCTTGATGGCGTCCGCCAACTCGTCGCCAGGAGCGGCCTGCTTGCCGCTCAACTCGGTCGGAGGTGGAGGAGCCTTCGTGATTTCTTTCGCGGGAACTTCGGCTTTGGCTTCGGTCTTCGGAGTGGCTTTCTCAGCAGCGAGACGAGCCTCGATTTTGCCGATAGCGGCTGCGATCTTTAACGGGTTACCCGTCTTCGCAATCGCCATCGTCTCGTCGGCGTGCTCGTGCAGGTACAGCAGAACGTCAGGACCGACTTCTGACGTCAGGATGAGGTCAGAGACGCCCACCTGTGTCAGAAATGGCCCTAATTGCTCTACCGCCTGATCGAACGACTTGCCACGCGCGGGATCGGCTGAAACCTTTGCGGCTCGCTCATCCCATGCTGACTTTGCCGTCGCCTGCTGCTGCTGCGCTTCCCGTTCCTGGAACTTCTGATTGAGTTGGTACTCGGTGCGCTGATCGTAATACTTGTCGAGCGCCTCCTCGTACGACTCCCAATCCTGAAAATCTCCAGATTTGGGACGCTTTGGAGGTCCATCGGCTTGCTTGGTCTCAGCGGCGGGCGTTTCCGCTGGTTTGTCGCCCTTGCGCTGCGACTCCAGGGCATCGGTCTCGCCCCGCAGACGTGCGCGTTTCTCAAGCAACTCCTGGACTTCTTTTGCCAGTTCCGCTTTCCGAGCCTCAGCACTGCGCTTGTTAGGCTTCGGTTGTTCCTGCGTAGGTTCGGTTTCCGGGTCCGAGGCGGTTGCCGGTGCGTCCGGTTCGCCTTCAGCCGTTTCCGGCTCGGAAGATTCTGGTTGTGAGGGTGCCGGGGCCTCTTTTTTCGGCAAATCGCCTGTTTTCAGCCAGGCGTCACGCTGAACCCCGCTCAAATCTGAGAGGGGAATGAACTCTACGGTAGACGATTCCGTAGCTTGGGCGTCTGTTGGTTGCATGGATTGTCTTTCGTGGATTTGCCGCGTTGCTGTCGCCAGCGGCCGGCGGATTTACTGCGAAACTTTAGCGGGGTCTCGGTACCAGCAAAGGGTAAGCGCGTATGGACCAACGAAGATCTGTACACCGTTGAGGCAATGCCTCCAAACCCCGCAAACAAAATCTGGACTGTGGGTGCGACGATTGAAGCGACAGCGCTCCAGACCGGTAATTCTCTCTATGGCATTTCGATAGAAATGGGAACCGCTCACCGTGCCGTCTCCTGGGCCTGTTCGGCCTGCGTATCGGCGACATCTATCAGCCATGCCGCAACGTCTTCAGCATCGAAGTAACACTGGCCGTCCTCAAATGGGATCTTCTCTGAGGCCTTCTTCTGGATGATCTCCCCGGCGGTCTTCAGGATGGCCCGTTCCATCGAACACAGGTCTATGCCCGTAACGGACTCCTTGTCGTGTGCGTGAATTCTCATTGGGTTGTCTCCGGCGTCTGCTCGGCCTGTGCTTGCTGCTGCTCCATCTGCTGAGCCTGTAACGCCGTGTCCTGCTGCTGCGCCATCACCTGATGGTCCTGACCGCGGACGGCCACGGCCGTATCGATGCTGTGCTGAATCGCCTTGAGTTGGTTTTCGAGTTGAGCAACCGCGCCTGTCACGCCCGCATTCAACTCCGCGATACGGATCTGAGCGGCAATCTGCTGCTGCTTCGTCTCGTTGTCCATCTCCGCGATACGGATCTTGGTTTCCTGCTCGGGAATCTTCGCGTCCTTCTCGTCTTGCAACTTGTGGACGATCTGCGTCAACTGCATGATCATCTCTTGCGCTTGCTGCATCTTCTGCATGACTTCAGGCGGCAATTGGCCCTGATCATCGCGGTACTGCGGAGGCGTCAAACGCTCTGCGATCTGATCTCCGATGGGTCCAAGGTTCTGCAACCGCACCACGAGGTCTGCGATCTGCGGAAATACCTGTGGATTTTGCGCCAGCGTGTCGGCGAACTCTACCGCCTGCGCCCGTTGAGACTCAAACGACGGACCCGCGCTGATTGCAACCGCATGTTCGCCCTGTTTGGCGTTGATCATCATCGGTTGCTTCGTCTTTGGGTCGATGTAGTTCGGATCGTTGATTCTGACCACCTGATGCGTGTCGTCTGGCTGACGGATACCCACTTCTCGCGGCGTGTCGTAGTAGTGCGGGATTAAATCGTCGATAATTCGCCCGGTGTACACCAAGCAGCGGTCAAAATTGTCTATGAAATGAAAATTCCCCTGGTCGCTCTGCTGGTCTAGAGCCTTAATCGCGACTCCAGACTTGGCGTTGGTATCCTGACGGCCCACCGACGAGTTATAGGAGCCCGTAGCGCTCTGAATGGCCCGTTTCATGGACTCAGCCAAGAATTCAAGCGGCTGAATCTGCGGTTCGTAGGGCTGACGCTCGGGGCGCGGGAGAACCGTTGAGCCAGTTTCGCCTGTAGTGGCCTTGTATTGCAGGTACGGGAGCGGGATTTTATTGACTTTCTCCCATTCGTCCTCATGGCCCTCAAACTGGCCCTCTACGCCCACAAACGGCGTCTTCGGAGACATGCCCACAAGCTCAAATTCCGCCGTGCGCGTGTAGCAGTACAGCATGATCGGGTCACGAGCCAGCCGCACGAGCGAAAACAGCATCCTCTTCGAGCCGCCACCGTCATCCACGTACATTTCACGGCCCACCGGGAACACAATCGGGATGTATTTACCCGGCCAGGGGTTTTCCTCGAGGATTTCGATACCGTTGGTGATGTACTGGCAGATGGTGCGCTTGCTGATCGGGCGATGGTTGGCAATATCCATGATCGGCTGACCATCGGAACCCACCGCTACACCGCCATCGAGCTTACCGCCCTTAATTTCATCGAGGTAGAACGTGCGCCCGTCCGTTTTGATCAACTGCCGCCGCTTGGTGGTCTTCACCTTCCAGTACTCGGCCACCTGGATTTGACAGGATTCGCCGTCGATCTGAATCCAGGAAGGCGCGTAAGCCATCAGAGTGGGCTCAAATGACTTTGTTTCGGCATCCGGCCACCGCTCGCGGAACTTCTCCACGGGCATCCTGTCGATGACAAAGCAGTCCGACATGTCCGAGAAGTCGGCCTCTTTGCAGTCCGGGTCCATGTAGACCGTATCCGGGTTCGGAATGCGCCGAATTACGATCTCCTGATCAGCGCCGCTCTCTTCGTCATCCCCGCAGTACCGCGTACCGACCCGCCAAGCGCCATACGAGCGAATGAGAACATTCTCGAAACCAGTGGCATACGCTGCCTGGGCGTTGCTCTCATATTCGATTTGGCGCATGAGCGCTTGGCGGAACTCTGCCGTCTTCTCGTCCGCGCCGTTACGTGCCGGGTGAACGGTAATCGCCCGCTTGTTCATGCGGACGTCGTTTACCTTCTGATTGATGTACTGGTTGATCTCGTCGAGCGAGAGACACAATCGGCCCGCCGCCTCGCGTGCCTTACGCTCTGCCTCTGGCCACGGATCACCAGCCGCGTAACGGACGTCAATACGCGCCTCGTCGCGAATGTCCGACCACGACTTGACCATGTAGTCAAACCGCTTACGGATCTGCTCTAAAAACTTCTCATCAGAGGGCATTGATCAAAATCAGTGGGTTTTCGAGGTGCGGGCAATTCTCGCCGGGGAAAATTTGCAAATGACAGACGATGCAGTATCGTGACGCTCGCATAAGCTTGCTATCCGGCCAGTGCCACTCAACTTCAAACACTTGGTCAAGCGGCGGGTCGATCCTAGGATCACGGCCTAAGAGTTTTTCGTCTTGAGGCATTACTGAACGCGCTGGACGGGTGAAACGGTACGCCAAATGCGCAGTTTTTTACCTGAATAGATCGACCACGAGGCACCGAAGGAATCACCGCACGGAGTGATTGAGTGCGTCCAGCCCCAGTGCTTGAAGTTCCACGTGATTAGGAGGCTGAAAACAACCCGCTGCATTGCGCAAGCGTCAAACTGCCACACTTGCATGTCAAAAATGGCCTTACCAAAAACGAGTAATATTCTCATGACAAGCGGCCAAGTCTACGGCGAATCTCTTCAATGTCCAGCGGCTCAAGCGGCTGTGAATGCCACTTTTCAATTACAGAATTTAGTTCTGCCAAAGCTTCTTCTGCTGTGAGCCGGGACTGCTGACTCGCCTGCAAAAGTGCGTAAGCTTCGTCCATGATCTGTTTTACGGTTCTCATGACCAGGGGCTCACAACCACAGGCGCACGATGCACGGACGGCTTACGAACGTTCACAGGCTGCGCGAAGGTCATTGCCAGCGCGTCACCGTCGTCAGGCGAATCCAAACCGCGCTTCTTCATGTCTTCCTTGGATTCGAGGATTAGCCGGTCCTGCTTGTCGTTCCCGTACCCTGGTCCCGTCAAATCCACTTCCAGATCGGGCGTAGCGTCGATGGCCCCACGGTTGAGCCAGTCGCGCATCTTGGCCCACATGTAAGCCCGCATGTTGCTGTAGTGCTCGTCGGGACTCTTGCCACCAAACTGAACGTCAATTACTTTGTGCCCCAGGCTGCGTAAGCGGTCGTTGATGGGTCCGCCGATACTTCCACCCGTCGCGTCCGCAAAGCACGCTGCGGGCCTCCGCGTGACCAGCAAATCGGCAATCTTGGACACCATCACCATCGAATCGCGGGCAACTTCACCGGGGATGCGGATTGCCGGTATGCTGCGGGCGTCCAACCCACGGCGAAAGCGGATCACGTTGTCATCACCGCCGCCACGGGCGTAGTCCACGCCCATGATTAGCGGTTCGTCTGGGAGGACTTGGACCTGACGCTTCTGCGCAAGGTAAACAGCCTCAGATGATATAAACTGTTGGTCACCAGCGCGTGGAGCAAGGCCCCGAACACGTACTCTAAAGTAATCAGAATCTTCGCCATACTTCTCCAGCCACTCCTGAATCAGTGCCTTATTGGCGAACCGCGATGTGCGGCTGTCGATGCACCGAGCATTCCACCTGTGCCGGTCGTTGCCGAAGACCGCCTCAAAGAACGGCCCTGTGCGCCGCGTGGGGTTGCCGAATGCAAACCAGAA